AATGGCGAATCAATTTCAAGCCTTTCAATTGCGGAAGTTGCTTGGCTGCGTGGATTGCACCAATACACTATTTCGCACCTGAATTAATCCAAAACATTACGTCAACAATTTTTATTGCAGGATTTTTAGCACCGATTGTTTCAAAATTAATATGGAAATTATGGAAATAAAAACAGAACACCGCGATTGGTTGGAAGCCAATATTGGTAATTATGAAAGCGCAAAGAATGGTTATATTCGTAACCTTGAATTTGCCGAACTTCAAATGTACGAACATATTTACAGGTTATATTTAGACCCTAATTTTTTACTTTCTGTTTGGTGCGGTTCGTGTAAGTACGAAATGATTATGCGTTTGTATAAATGGTATGAGCAACAACCCAAAAGTTTACCAATAGAAAACTTACCTTCTGAAAATGACCAAAGATTAGGTATTGAATTTATAAAACCTGAACCGAAGAAACGCGGACGTAAACCAAAAGCAAATGGCTAATTTTATACACCCAACCGCCATAATTGGCGAAAACGTTATTTTAGGCGACAACAATTACATTGGCGCTTATTGTATTATAGGCGACCCGGCTGAACACAAAAAGTTTTGGGGTCAGGAAAAAGGGAAGGTTATTATTGGCGACAATAATATAATTACGGGATTGGTTACAATTGACGCAGGTACAGAATACGACACATTTATTAGAAACAATTGTTTTATTATGAAACACGCGCATATCGGACACGATTGCCGTATTTTGGATAATGTAACAATTTCCTGCGGCGCAAAGATTGGGGGACATTCAATAATTAAAGAATATTCAAACATTGGATTAAATGCAGTACTTCATCAGTTTAGTATAATTGAACAGGGTTGTATGATTGGTGCAAGTGCTTTTTTTAAAGGTCAATCAAAAGAATATAGTAAATACGCCGGTGTACCTGCAAAATATCTTTCACCAAATATAAAATTATGAACGAATTTGACAAATGGCGTGAACGCTACGATACAATGACAATTGATGAGCAAATAACTTATCATAATGAATTAGAAGCACGTTATCCTGAACAAAATCATTATAACTATGATAATGTAAAGGAAGCTTTATTGTTATGTAATAATGCAGTTGTTTTGGAATTCGGAACTTGGAAGGGCGATTTAGCTAAACAAGCTTTGCAAGACTTTAATTTATCAGGTTGGTACGGTATAGAAATTTGCGAAGCTGCAATTCGTTCAACTAAATGCAAAGAAGTTAATTATATTAAGCCTACAAAATTTGATTGGTTTACAGATAAAAGAACAATAAAAGCCGATATTATTATTGCAACACATTTTATTGAACATTTAAGCAACGACCATTTTGAACAATTAGCTAAATATTGCAAAGGGGTTAAATACATTCATTTTGAATCACCTTTGACAGACGAAGGTAATAATTGGGTTGGTTACGAGGGTACACACAAACTTACAATAGGTTGGGATAAGATAAACGAAATAATGAAACAAAACGAATATAGTTTAATTATTGATAAACCCGAAAGCAAAACATATATAAGTTATGAATATAGCCGTAATATTATTAACGCAAAATAGGTCAGACCTAACAAAACAAGTTATTGACAGGAATTTTTACAATAGCGGTCACGACGCGCATTGTTATCTTATTGACAATGGAAGCGACGAAGAACAGTTTACCGAAATACAAAAATATTACAATTGGCATTATTCAAATTGGTCACTTCATAAAAGGGGTATTGCCGCAGGTGTCAATTTTGGTTTATCCATAACACAGGAATACGACGGCGTTTGTCTATTGGCAAATGACATACTTTTACCAACCAATTGGTTGAAAAATTGGGTTATGTTTTCAAAACAAGTGTCAAAAACAGGGATTATTGGCATACATTGCGTTGAAGAATTGCCGCCATTGGTTGACGGAATTCATAAAACACACGTTCCATTTGGCAATAACTTCTTTACAAGGGAATTAATTGACACGATTGGCGGTTATAATACCGAATACGACCCGTACGGAATGCAGGACAGGGATTATGCAGAACGCGCAATTATTGCCGGGTTTACCAATTACTATTTACCCGACTTAAAATCAGAACATATTGGACACGACGTTGGCAACGGGACAGAATACAGACGTATTAAGGACGAAAGTTTAGCACGTGCGCAATCAGTTTGGGAAAAATACCAACCTATTTATCATAACGAAAAACTAATTAAATGCGCATTTTAGCAATTACGAGCAAAACAAGTGGGGTTGGTTATCATAGGATTATGATGCCGTTGGTAAATATGAAGAAGGATTATTGTTTAATGACTGACACAGTAAGCGAAGAAACTTTTGAAGGCAATTACGATATTGTTGTTATGAATCGTATGTTGGCAAACATAACACCCGAACAAATGTCTGAATGGCGCAAAAAGTACGGTTTTAAATTAGTAGTTGACAACGACGATTATTGGAAGCTTGACCCTTCACATATACTTTATGAACGATATGTTTTAAACGACGTCCCGCAACAAATAATTAATTGGCTGAAGATTGCCGACCTTTGCACAGTTACGCACGAACGATTGGCTGAAGAAGTTTACGCATACAATCAGAATGTTGAAATATTACCAAATGCCATTCCATACGGCGAAGAACAATTTAAGGATTACAAAACAGAATCAGACCTTGTTCGTTTATTTTGGTCAGGTTCGGGAACGCACGGGAAGGATATGGAAATATTACGCAACCCAATGAAGCGAATAAATTTCCCGGTTAAAACTGTAATTGCAGGGTACAACGAAGGTGAAAAGCCAATTTGGGACGGAATGATTGCGGCATTCACTAACGGATTGAAGCTGAACCCTAAAATATACAATTACAACGAAGTGACTTCATATATGGCGGCTTATTGCGATTCCGACATTTCGCTTATTCCTTTATTAGATACTAAATTCAATTCAATGAAGTCTAATTTGAAGGTACTTGAAACGGCGGCAAAGAAGAACCCGGTAATTATTAGCAACGTACACCCTTACAAGGGGTTTTATCACGCCTGTTACGTCAACAATCAGAAGGATTGGTATTATTGGATTAAGTTGTTAACCAAAGACCCTGACGCCCGTAAATGTTACGGTAATGCTTTGTATGACTATTGCAATAGGAACTTTAACTTGCACGAAGTAAACAAACGCCGTTTTGCTATTTACAATAAACTAATTAGCAATGCCGGTAATTAAATGTTCAAACGGGAAATACAGAATTGGGACAGGCGGTTGTGTTTATGACACAGAAGAAAAGGCAAACAAAGTTTGGGCGGCAATATTAGCTTCAGGCGCTTACGCGGCGGATTCATATACCGATTACCCGGAAGCGGCAACAAACAACGCAAAAAGGGCGTTAAAATACGCAGAAACAAATGGTTGGGGTGAATGCGGAACACCTGTTGGCAAAGCAAGGGCAAACCAATTGGCAAACAAAGAACCAATTTCACGTGACACAATTGCACGAATGGCATCTTTTCAGCGTCACCAACAAAATAAGGACGTACCATACGAAGAAGGTTGCGGCGGTTTAATGTGGGACGCGTGGGGTGGAACTGAAGGTATTGAATGGGCGCAAAGGAAATTAAAACAAATTGATAACCAATAATGGAATATTTTATTCAGTTTTATAACTTTAGGATTTCAATTCATTTATTGCCGCGCAACATATTGTTAGGCATAAACATTGGTGAAGCAATTGACGAAAATACAGAATTCCATAATTCAGTTGCAATTGGCTTAATATTTGTCGCATTTAGTTTTACCCTATTTGATGAAAAATTATACTAAAATTTATTTGGATTACTTTGGGTACGGAATTGAAGATTTTATTCCGTGTGAAGTATGCGGACAAAAAGCGGTTGACATTCACCATATTGAAGCAAGGGGAATGGGCGGGACAAAAGAAAAGGACAGGATTGAAAATTTAATGGCGCTTTGTCGTTATTGTCACGTCGTTATGGGGGACACAAAGACACATTTGGAATATTTAAAAGATAAGCATAAAAAAGCAATAAATGGCAAAGATTAAAGGGGACAGTCAAAAGACTAATTTCGGTAAAAGGAAGTGCGGACACGCGAAAAAAAGCTTTAACAAACACAATCCACGACCAAAGGCGTACAAAGGTCAGGGAAGGTAAAACAAAGGTATTACAATGGCAAAGATAGTCAAACAAAAACACGGTGGAACATTAAAGGTGCTTCAGAAAGGCGAAACGGCGAACCCAAACGGGCGACCGCGTAAGTACGTAAGTCTGTTAAAAGAACAGGGGTACAAATTAGCTGAAATAAACGATTCAATTCAGGTTTTAATGTCAATGACTGACAATGAATTAATAAGCGTTGCGGGTAACCCTGAAGCGACAGTTTTAGAAAAAACAGTTGCAAAGGCAATCATTAAGTCAATGAATAATGGAAGTCTTTATTCAATGGACACGCTTTTGTCACGTGTATATGGCAAACCAAAAGAACAGGTTGACGTACAACAGGATTCACGAATTGAAGTTGTATTTGTTGACGGCAAAACAATTCTGTAAATGCGCATTGAATTACCAACGCCACACTTAAACCAAAAAAAGATATTGGACGCCGAAAAGCGTTTTATCGTTATTATGTGCGGTCGTCGTTTTGGTAAGTCTGAATTGTCGCAAATACTTATAATCAAAGAAGCATTAAAGGGCGGACAGGTTGCATACATAACACCGACATACGGATTGGCGCAAGTATTTTTTGAACGCCTTACAAAAGTATTACCATTTAAAAGCAATATTTCAAAGCTAAAAATCTATTGTCCCAACGAAGGGTCAATTGAATTTTTTACAGGCGAACGATTGGACAATTTGCGCGGTCGTAAATTCCATTTGGTTATTGTGGACGAAGCGGCATTTATTCCTGACCTTGAAGACGGTTGGAATAATAGCATACGCCCAACGCTGACCGACTATGAAGGGAAGGCGGTTTTTCTGTCAACACCACGTGGTAAAAACTTCTTTTATTCCTTGTTTATGAAACAGGGTGAAAACGATTGGCAAAGCTTTAAATTTAGCACATACGACAACCCGCACATTAACCCGCGCGAAATAGACGAAGCGCGAATTCAATTACCTGAAGTTGTATTTGAACAGGAATATATGGCGAACCCGTCCGAAAATAGCGCAAACCCTTTTGGCAACGCATTTATTAAACGCTGCGTCAAACCTATTTCAGCGCAACCAATTGTTTGTTATGGCATTGACCTTGCGAAGTCTGTGGATTACACAGTTATTATTGGATTGGATAAGGACGGCAACGTGGCGTATTTTGACCGCTTTCAAATGGATTGGCATAATACCAAAGAAACAATTAAAAGGTTGCCACCTGCGCCAATTGTGGTGGATTCAACAGGCGTTGGTGACCCGATATTAGAAGACTTGCTTCGTGAAGGTGTAAATATTGAAGGTTTAAAATTTACAAGTCAATCCAAACAACAATTAATGGAAGGTTTGGCTTCAGCAATTCAACAGGGACGAATCGGATTCCCTGAAGGGGTTATTGTGGACGAATTGGACGTTTTTGAATATCAGTTTACTGCACACGGCGTAAGGTATTCAGCGCCTTCAGGATTTCACGACGATACAGTTATGGCTTTGGCTTTAGCGTGGCAAAACCACAATATCAAACGCGGTTCAGGGCGTTACGCCTTCGCTTAACCGTTTATCCTTATTATTTACCGTTCATCACAATTTTAAAAAATACTTTGCAAAATGTTTGGAAGGTGTATAAAACCTGTGTTATATTTGTGGAAACAATAAAACAAACGACAATGACAACTTTAATTAATCAAACAGGTTCAAAAGCAGTAAACATTAAAAAAAATATGACTTCATTTATTGCAATGTATGTTGAAATTTATGCAGGTCAACAACAAGTATTACAATCAAAAGATTTTAGTACATTTAAGAAAGCGTTTAAATGGGCAGAAACTAAATTAAATTAATTACTATCCCCCGCAGGGGTGCGACTGTCCAACGCACATTTAAAACTTATAACAATGCAAAACAGACTAAAAACACAACAGGACAAATTAAACGAGCATTACGCAAAAATGCAAAAAGAATACCAAAAAGAATCTTTAGGTACAGTTTGGTTCTTTATAATTATGGGCGTTGCTTTATTATTAACGGCTTTAATTGAAAACTTATAATATGCCATATTCAACTTGTTGCGGTGCGCACACCAATTACCCTGAAATTGATATTTGCCCGGAATGTTTAGACCATTGCGATTGGGAAGAAGAAGACGAAGACGAAGAAGACGCTGACAATCAAATTGAACAGTATAAAATAAACAATTTATAAACTTACGCCGCCTGAAGAATTTTTAATATTAAAAAATAACAAAGATAGTAATTTGGTGAACTTTGGGCGGCTTTTTAAAACTAACTGTATGTCAAAAAATCAATATTTAATGGGTCAGGAATATTTGCTTCGCCTTGAAAACGAATGCTTAATTGAAAAGATTGCAAAGATTGAAAAGGAATTGGGATTAAAAGAAAAGGAAATTAAAGATTTAAGGATTCAATTAAAAATGATTAATTTAGCAATGGCAGACGTTTCTTAAAACTTATACAATGATTAAAAACTTTGAAGACATAACCTGCGAATTGACGCCTGACGAAAAGCGTTTAGTTCCTATAATTATCAGGGGTTTAAACCTGAAAAGCAAAGCCAACCCAATTAAAGGTGCGGAAATAGTCGCAGCCATTAATGGGCAAAAAGAAAGGTACGGGATTAAACAATTTTCTGAACCGCGTTTGCGTAAAATCGTTAACTTTATAAGGTCAGAAGGGATATTGCCTGTTATTGGGACGTCAAATGGTTATTACGTATCATACGACGCTGACGAACTAAACGGGCAAATTGAAAGCTTAACACAACGCGCTGACGCGATTATGTCAAGTGCTAACGGATTAAAAAAATGGATTACTATTTAGAAAACGGATTTAAGGTATTCACAGAAGAATATCATTTAAAAAGGGGGTATTGCTGCAAAAATGGTTGTCGGCATTGTCCTTATCAGAAAAAAGACTTAACTTTGAATTATGAAATGGAACGAACTGACCCTTTGGCAATACCAACAATTGATGCCAATAATAACAAACCCGAATAAGGATTGGACAGAATTGGACAAGGAAGTTAAATTATTGTGCATTGTCACAGGTTTAACCGAATATCAAATTGACAGTTTAGGCATTGAAGACTTAAAACAACTGCGCAAAGATTTGACGTTTTTAGACGAACCAATTGAAGGGAAGCCGGTTGACTATATTACAACCAATGGCAAAAGATACCGAATAAATTACGACATTAAAAATATGCCGTCAGCGCGTTATATTGAAAGCAAGGTATTTAGTACAGACACGTTGGGTAATTTGCACAAAATAGCTGCGTCAATGGTTATCCCGCAGAAAAAAAATTGGTACGGCAAATGGATTGACGATAAGTACGACGCAAGTAAACACGAAGAATACGCGTCGGATATGCAGGAAGCGAATTTTATACACGTTTATCATTCGTTGGTTTTTTTTTATCAAGTTTACAGAAATTGGATAGAAGTTACGCGGGATTATATGAAAGCGGAAATGACGACGTCGGGAATGACGAGCCAACAAGCGGATTCGGTTCTGTCGCTTTTATGCGAATCTACGGGTGGCATTATACCGCCAAACTTGTTGCCGAACACGAAAATATTAGAACTTCGGAAGCTTTTGAAATGAAAACCATTGAATTTTTGAATACAATGGCGTACCTGAAGTCAAAAAATGCTTACGACCGGGAACAGGCGAAGCGGATTAAATAAGGCAGTTGTGTTTTTTATTGAAATAAGCGAAATTACCCTGTGTTTTTACACGGGGTTTTTTCTGTGGTATTTAGAACCGATTTATCTATTTAAGGTTATGAGTGAAGCCAAAGCACAGGCAAAAGCATTAAGGGAAGGTTTTTTAAAAACAATCGGTGAACAATATAACGTTATTGACCCGACTGAATTTCCTATTGCCGAACAGATGCTTATTTTCTACGGTAAACAATTCAATGACGAAGTACAAAAGAACCTGACCAAAAGCGGTTCAATTGCTTCAGGCAAAATTGGCGATTTGGTTGTGCCAAAGGTCACAAAGTTTGGCAATGATTACGAAATGTGGTTGGGTTACGACAAGGATAACCCGGCTGCGGTTTATTATGATTTTGTAAATAAGGGGGTTCGTGGTGCGGGTGGCAAAAATGCAAAGCCTAAAAAAGTTGCTTCAGATTCACCATACCAATACAAAAACGCGTACCCAAATAAAAAAATGGCAACGTCAATTTTGCAATGGTATAGGTTGGGAAAAGCAAAGACGACAAACGAAACACAGACAAAGAAGTTAAGCAAGACACAAAGAAAAAGCAGAAAGCTTAAACAGGCGGTCAATAAAGCGGCTTCATTAAAAACATTGGCATACGCAACCGCTTCAGCAATAAAAAGGGACGGTTTACGTACAACTTCGTATTTTGATAACGCAGTTAAAAAAGTATTTAATAAGGAATTTTTTACAACAATGGCAGAAGCTTTTGGCGGTGACGTTCTTTTACAAATTAGACAAATTGGAAATAAAATAGAATCAAACAATGGCAATAACAATAAATAGTCAACCGGCTACGTTCCCGAGTATGCACGAAGACCTTTGGTTTGTCGCTTCTTCAACAAATGTTGGGGTTACAAACTTTAAATTCGTGTATGATATTTACATAAATGGCGCACAGGTTAGCCGAAATAAAATATTCCCTTCGCCTTCAGCCGACGGAAGTTATGGCGTATTTAATGCGTCACCAATGGTTCGTGCATACGTGACCAATTACTTTGAACCTTCAGGTACAACGGTTTTAATGGCTTCAAATGACAAAATAAAGGTGGATTATCAGGTTCGTATTGGCGAAGAAGTAAGTGGTGCGGTTATTGCTAATTTGGCTTCAGGTTCTTATTCAGCGTACAATTATTACGCGCCATTGTTCGGTGACATATTCACAGAAAACGGCGACATTCCTTTGGTATTGTCAAATTACTATGATAATTTATTAATTGAGAATTACACAGACGATTGGTTGTCAGACAGGGACAATTCAGATATTCCAATTGAATACGGCGACCAATTTTTTATTACATTTTTAAAGATTACAGGCGGCGCATATAAACTTTGGGTACAACCTACAAATGAAGACGGAACTTTTGGAACGGCGGTTAGTGGTGACCTTACAATGGCGGGTCAATTTAACCTGTTCAATTTTCAGGCTGCGGCAATTAATGCGTTTATTGGTTCTGAAGTTATAACACAAAATACTTATGGTTACAACGTTTATATTACTTTAGGCGCTGCGGTGACAAGGGTTTTAAAATTCAGACAGGTTTGCAACCCTAAATACAGACAATACAACCTTCATTTTCTTAATAGATTGGGCGGATATGATACAATGGCGTTCAGGTTGGTAAACAAAAGACGAAGCGAATTCAACCGTTCTTCATATAGACGCAATCCTTATAAATTGGTAGGCGGTCAAATGACAAATATTGATGCGTATAACAAATACAATGAAACAACGTACAATTTCGCAATTGAACATACGGATTACTATATGTTGACAAGCGATTGGGTTAACGATATGGATTACGCGTGGTTGGCGCAATTAATAGCGTCACCGATTGTTTATATGGAAGTGCAAGGTGCGTTTTTCCCGGTAACGATTAGAAACACGAATTACCAATACAAATACAAAGTTTCTGACGGCTTATTTAATTTTGATTTAGAAGTTGAAGTTGGTAAATATTTAAACAGTCAATACAGATAATGATTAGAACCGAAATTTATATTGAAGACCAATTAATTGATTTGTTGAAGGACATTGGAACAGATTTCACGTACACAATTGACGACGTGCGCGACTTTGGAAGCCGTAATACTTCCTTTAGTCGTACAATATCAATCCCGGCAACCGCAACGAATAATAAAATATTGGGGTTTGCTTTTGATTTAGGAACTTCAACAGAATATAATGCGGATTTACCAAATGTAAACGCAAACTTTACACCTGCACAGGCTGCAAAATGCGAAGTATTTATTGATAAAATACAGATATTTAAGGGGGTAATTAGAATCCTTGAAATTGTTATGAATAAGGGTATTATTGAATACCAATGTGCGGTGTTTGGTGAATTAGGCGGATTTATTACAGAATTGGGAAATAGACGTTTAGAAGATTTGGATTTTAGCGAATACAACCATACGTGGAATGTTACAAGTATAACAAACAGTTGGAATACAATTAACGGTTCAGGCTATTATTACCCTTTAATTGATTACGGTAATGTTTCAAGTAATAAAGACGATTTTTCAGTAAGTGCATTTAGACCGGCATTATATGCGAAGGAATATATTGAAAAGATATTTGAAGGCACAACATATACTTTGAATTGCGACTTTTTTGAAACAGATTTATTTAAAACCCTTATAATTCCAAACAATAGTCAAACAATTCAGGGTACAAATGACAGGTTTATTTTAGGCACAATTAGTGCAACAAAAACAATATTAAATTCAAACATACCAACTGCACGAAACATTGATTTACCTTTTGATAATACGACTTTACTTAACTTTACAGAAAATGGAAGTAAAAGCGTATTTACTTATACTGACAGTACAAAGACTGTTAGGGCGTTGGCTTCAATAACAGGATTGTATCAAACTGACGCGGCTTCGTCAATTACTGCGACTTTATATGTTGCGGGTGTTGCGGTTCAAACTTTAATTGTAAATACATTTTCGGCAAATAATCCTTTTACTTTCAATTTTGATTGGACAGGTAATATTGCAAATACAAATACTGTTTACATAAATATAAGCGTTCCCGGAACGGCAAACACATATATTGTCAGCATTTCAAATGCGAATTTTACATTTACTCAATTGGCAGCGCAATTGGCTTCAGTTGCTTATAATGGTACTGTTTCAATGAATGCTAATTTACCAAAAGGTATTTTCCAAAAGGATTTTTTCCTTTCAATATGCAAAATGTTTAATTTGTACGTTTATCAGGATAATATTAACGACAAGCAAATTAATATTGCACCTTATGTTGACTTTTATTCTGACGCAGTAACGAACAGTTTAGATTGGTCACAAAAGATTGATACAGGTTCAACAATGTCAATTAAACCAATGTCACAGTTGAACGCGCGTTATTATGCGTATAAATATTCAGAAGATTCGGATTATTACAACGAAAACTATAAAAAGAAGTACGGTCAAACTTATGGTGACTTTATTTATGATTCACAATTTGATTTTGTAAAAGATACAGCTTCAACACAGGTTATTTTTGCGCCAACTATTTTAACGCAACCAACTTCACACGGACACGCTGACAAATATTTTTCTGTTATTTATAAATTATCAAATTATAATACACAGGAAGACCCAATGGATT